AAGGTCTTTTCTTTAAGTTACGCATTTGAGATCTAGACATTTTATGNCTCTCAACAACGTACTCTGCTTCATCCATGTTGTTAGCGTCAGGGTCAGGGTANAAGTTCCAGATGCTAACACTTGATGTTTGTGGTACAGTCTTAACTGTAGGAGTGTACTCACCATCTTCTGACCAAGAAGGGTACTCTTTGTCATACGCAAACGGACCCTTCATAATACCTGTACCAAACAAGGCTGTCTCAAATGCTGCTATGCGTAACTGCTTCCTAGCATTAGACTCTTCTAGTTGGTCATGTATTTTCTTTTCCATCTTTTTAGCTGCAATCATAGCAGGATGGAATGTAACTTTACTTGGAGTAGTTCCTGGACCTTCTTCTACAAGGTTCTTTACAGGATCTAGTTTATTACGGATTGCTCCAAGTCTTTCTCGTAAATCAATAATTGTTTCACCAGGCTGTAGTCTTGTATCATCATCTGGTGAAGCACTATCAGACTCTTGAGCTTTACGCATGTTGCTGTCAGTCTCAAAGTTTACAGTGTCTGTTATACCCTCTGGTAAAACAGTAGGGTTGATAGAGATAGGAAATTTGTTAGAACCAAAGAGCACATCTACAATTTGACCATAGGCTGCAAGAACCTTGGTCTTCGTTACCTTTACAAATACTTTAGACTTCTCTGTAGAAGTAAACTGTACGTCTGATCCGTAAACACCACGATAGTTTTGATAGGCTCTAATCCATCGTAGCTCATCACTGTATCTAGCCTTTTCAGCCTTGTAGAATTTACCTTCAACAAGACCTACAACAGTTCCTACTTTTTCATCTCTAGTGTTATCAGCATCGTCTTTATCCTCTACAAAGGAGGACTCTTCTTCGTCCATGTAAAGTTCGTCTGATTCAAAGATGTCATCTTCTGCCATGAGTTAGTCCTTAATATCCAAATGTGGGATCTGATGCTTGAAAGCCTGATCGTTGAGAGTCTGGGTTGAAATCAAATAAGTTACTTCTGGGTCTAGTCATCACACCGTACCGCAAAGCATCGTACAGGTGGTCTTCTGAGTTTGTGTCTACGTCTTCAGGGTTCTTTTTATCTAAAGGTATAGACGGTAGTTGAGCGATAGTATTTGTGCAGTTATTAAATAGAACAAGTCTGGGTTCCTCTGTAAACTCATCTACTTGTAATCTTCTGTGTAGCTCGTTTTTACCTGCTACACGAGAACCTTTTGATCTGTCTGCAGGACGCCATCTGCATCCTTTCATGATCATCTGCTCTGCTAGGCTAGGTCCAGTATCACCTCTTTTGTGCCAAAGAGAGGAGTCTAAAACTCCGTATCTTATCTGCTCTCCTTCTTCCAATTCCAGGATCATGTCAGCCAAGTCAGTCGCTATAACCTTAGATACGTACAACTCCCTGTAGACGATTAGCTGCTCAGACCCTGGAACTATTGCTATCCATACAACGCCTGTGTGAGATCCGTATCCGTAGTCACAGGCTCTAAAACGAGTCCAGTTAGAAGGTATATCGTAGGGGTCAACTACGTGTATCTTCCTGTTGAACTCTGGAAATGCCGAACCCTCATTTATGTCCCAGTCACCCTCAAGTAGTTGTCTTCTTTGATGTTCAGGTAGGGATAAAAGGTTTGCTTCGTACATCCCATCCTCAGATAGGTAGGGATTATCAAACAGGGTGGCAGGTATAAACTTTCTTTTAAATAGAGGTTCACCCTCTCTTGAGTGACCTACAGGCCATTTAATTACGTCACCGTTTTCGTCTGTTGCCCAGAAAGAATTTCCTGGAGCGTTAGGCTCAATAAAGTGTTTACGTACCCACTGATGACCTGGACCTCCAGGGTTACTTGTGGCTCTCATGTAAAGAGGTANTCCACTAGCTNTTGTTGTACGTAACCTTGAGCGCATGTAAGACCAAGCGTAACTGGAGGGCCACTGAGTCAACTCATCAAAACCAATCCAGTTAAATGCTTGACCCTGATATCTCATAACGTCATCATCACGATCAAGGTACGACATCCAGAGTGTTGCACCGTTAGGTGCTACCCAAGTCTTATCTCTTTCCATAAACTTTATTCCTGGCACAGCCTTTGGGTAAAGCTGTTTACTTACAGAAATAAGTTCTCGTAACTCTTCTGTGCTCCTACGAACAAGTAGCATTCGTGAATGTGGATTCGTAAAGTATCTAACTGGATCAGCCACCATCGAATACGACTTNCCACCACCTGCTGCTCCTCCATATAGTACTTCTTGTTCAGTAGATGCTAGAAACTTAGTTTGTGGTCCTGGGTTAGGTTCAAATATCACCTCTTGTTTGTCCACAGAAGGGGCAACACTCCCCTCTTGCGAGTTCGATGTATCCCTCATCTGTGTCAAGACTTCTGGTATTTTTTCCACCAAGTCTTTTCTCTTCGATCTTCTGGCTTTTCCTTGCCGCTTCTTTGTACTTTTTGGCATACTGCTTATAGTTCGAGGAAGCTCTACGCCTTTTTTCTTCCATTCTGACACGTTTGTATAACCCTACATGTGATATTTCTCTACCAGATTGTTTAGATAACCAGACTGCTACTTTTCTAGTGCTGTATTCTTGAAGAAATAGTTTAGCTTTTTCTAGTAATTCTAACTCTTCAGGGATAGGTAGTAGTAAGTCTGGATCTGTTTCATCTTGTTTGTAACCAAAAGGTACGTGTCTTCCTACTCTTATGACAGAGTACCATTCTCCTAGTTCTCCCCTGAGTGGTATCTGCCAGTCAACCTTGGTTGGGTGATCTGCTGTTGTAGCTCTTTTACTCATTATCTTTCGCAGGTAAAATAAATAAAGGCTCTGATGTCTTTACTTCTACCCTGTCTGTTTTTACAAATCCTGCACGATCTAGAATATCTTTAGCTGCTAACATCTTTTCTTTTACACCCAGATCTGTAGGATCTGCCATAACTGAAAACATTGTGTAGGCTGCTTTGGTTGAAGACTGTGCTATGAACTTCTTTGTAACATCTGCTATTTCATCTGTCAGTGTGTTAACAATAGATGTAGAGGCTACACTATCAGCGTACCCTGCTAGTTTTTTAGCTTGTACAGGATCTCCTTTTGCTTCTTCAAAAAGAACTTCAAGGAACCTCTGTTGTTTATCCGTTAAGTTTCTTGCCATTATGCCACCATATAAATTATAAAACCTAGAGTACCTGCACCTACTGAAAGAAGAACACCTGAGATACCCCAAGTAATTATTGCTTCTTGTACCTCTGCTTTACGGTACTCTTGTTCTTTCTTTTGTTTACGTATCCTACCTTCAGTTGCCACCAGTTCTTCCCAAACNGATGGCCCATACGTAAAACTGATCCAGTCTTTTAGCTCTTTTCGCATAGACTCTGCTTTCTTTTTAGCAGTGAATATTTCTAGAGCTTCTGCTTCAACAGAACCTCCCATAGCTTTCCACCAAGGAGGGTTCTTGTTTTTCTGTTCTAAGTAGGACAAGTCGCTCATGCTGCTAGCCCACTGATTTAGTTGNCCACCCATTTCTTGAAGATCTTTTCCGAATTGGAAACCTTTCTTCAAAGCATTGAACGCTACGGTAGCTCCACCGATTATTGTTACTGGGTCCACGAGCCTCCTCCCAAAGTACTCCTAGTATCATTAAAGAACTAATTGTATTTTTCAAAGTGGCTTACCTTTTAGTGTAACCCTCTCTATATCATATCTGTTAATACCTAAGTCCAGTAATTCTCTATCAGTCATTTTGTAAAGTTGAATACGTGCAATCTTACGTCTAGCTGACTCTGTTCTTGATTCTACAATTTTGTTGAACAATCTTTTAAACATTTTCTATCCTCTGTTTATGTTAGCCCTAACTGGGTGAGGATAGTTATATTCAAGTAGTTATATCATACTAGTGACATTTATGCAACCCCGTTAGTCACTTCCTGCCTAGAAACTTATTTACTACTTTAGTTGTCCAGGCTTCATTCTCTGGGGTATCAGGGTCATCAGCTATGTAGTGACCCTTTTCGTTACGAGCACGAACCATCTCTGTTTCTTCTACTTCTACTTCTTCTACAACAGAACCGTTAACAAAATCTAGTATGTCAGATATAGAAACAGAATCATCTTTGGATATCCAGTCACCGTACCCTCTTTCTTTTTCAGCAATTACTTTGTTATCATCTGATAATATTCTATTACCTTCTAATCTCATTTCTTAGCTTTCCTTTTAGCCATACCACCC